TCTTCTTGGCCGCAACCATTGCAGGGCTGAATGTCACAGCCGTAGGTGTCGCACCCGGACCTTCCTTCAGCTTGTCCTGAACAGGGTCCAGCTTTTCCTGCAGTGGACCAAGCATGTCCATCAGGGTCTTCTCTGTAGCACCAGCCGGAAGCTGCATACCGTCACCTGCAAAACCATACGGGCTGGCCATCTCTGGGCCAGCAGCACCCATGTCAGGTGCTTGCGGATCAAAGTGTACATTTTCTACAACGCCCTCTGGAAGTTCTGTAGGTTCGATAGAAAGAGGGAAACGGCTATTGGCAAACAGTACGTCAGTAATCTGACCATACGCTGCCAGCGTTTTGGTTTTGGTTATCTTAATAAAGACGCGAGACTTTTCTGTTTCGGTGAACTGAACGTCTGGGCCATACAGACCACGGTAGTTGCGGTACGCTTTCAGCCAGCGTTCCTCGTCGTTGTACCGATAGTCTTCGGCTTTGTTGTATCGGTCCTGAATAAAATCAATGATGGAAGATACGCCAATATCTTCGGCATCACTATCTTCTGAGTCATCCAGTGCGATTGAATCGTCTTCGATCAGAATGTCATCTTCTTCCATATTAATTTCCTTAGTATCCGAATGTGGAGTCTGCTACCTGCATACCACCTGATGGGCGTCCCATAGGATCATAGTCAAATATACTAAACCTTGGTCTTGACATTATACCATATCTCAGGGCATCATACAAGTGGTCTTCACTATGTGTGTCAATGTCCTCTGGATTCTTTTTATCAATCGGGAGGGCCGGTAACTGTGATATGACATTTGTGCAGCTATCAAAAAATACAAGTCTAGGTTCCTCTGTAAATTCGTCTACCTGCAATCGTCTGTGTATTTCATTCTTACCAGCTACACGACTACCTTTGCTTCTGTCTGATGGACGCCAACGACACCCTTTCATAATCATCTGTTCTGCCAAGCTAGGACCAGTATCGCCGCGCTTATGCCAAAGAGAACTATCAAGGACACCGTACTTAATATTGCCATCACCTGACTCAAGTTCCAAGATTTGTTCTGCCAAATCCGTCGCCAGAACTTTTGACACATAATGCTCACGGTATACAATAAGTTGCTCAGAAGGACTAACAGCAAACCACAGAACCCCGCTATATGAACCGTAGCCATAATCGCAAGCCCTAAACTTAACCCAATTATTAGGAATGGGGAAAGGATCAACCACATGAATATTGCGGTCAAACTCCGTAAAGGCTGCACCCTCTTTAATATCCCAATCACCGTCAAGAAGTTGCCTTCTCTGTTGTTCTGGTAGTGACAGAAGCATTGCTTCGTAGTCACCTGATTCGGATAGGTAAGGATTGTCAGCAAGCCTTGCGGGAATAAATCGCCGCTTGAACAAAGACTTTCCTGCCTTTTGGTGTCCAGCTGGATACTTTAGTACTTCACCAGTTTCAAGGTCGGTTGCGTCAAACGACTTATTATACGGGGCTGGATCAATAAACATCTTCTTGACCCAGTGATGCCCCCGTCCTCCGGGGTTAGTTGTTGCCCTCATGAAGATGGGCAAGTCAGGTGCAGTGGACCGTAGACGAGATCGCATGTAGTTCCATGCGTATGGTGTGGCCCATTGTGTCAACTCGTCAAAGCCTATCCAGCTAAATGCCAGACCCTGATAACGCAAGACATCATCATCTCTGTCGAGGTATGACATCCACAACCTTGCGCCAGATGGCGCGGTCCACTGCATCTTTCGTTCTGACCACTTAATGCCTGGCCAGATTTTTGGGTACAACTCCTGCGACTTGAATATGAGTTCCCTCAATTCTTCTGTTGTGTGTCGTAGCAGGAGTCCACTAAACTGTGGATGTCCCATGTAACGCAGTGGGTCAGCAAGCATTGCATATGACTTACCGCCCCCTGCACTGCCGCCGTAAAGAACTTCACGTTCCGCTGCGGCAAGAAACTCTGTCTGTGGTCCGGGGTTAGGCTTAAACAGTACGTTAGCATGTTCTTCAATAGCTTCTGTTTCATATGAAACATCTTCTATGCTAACCGTTGGCTTTTGCTCCGGTTCTTTCTTCTTCAAGGGCTTTCGCTTTGGCGATTGCCTTTTCCGCATATTCTGCCCACTTGCGGAGGCTTGCAGCTTGGTTCTTACGTTGTTTTTCATTACCTAACCGTTTTCTCAATCCTACGTGTGAGATGTATCGTCCAGTATTTGCACTTAACCAATTGGCCACCTCACGGTAGGAATACTGATTCACGTGCTTACGTGCCTTCTCTAGCAAGTCTAATTCAGTCGGTATAGGGTCAAGAAGATCAGGGTCTTCTTCATTTAACTTATAACCAAATGGTACAGTCCTTGCAATACGAGGAATCTGTACCCATTCGTTTTCTTCTTTAATGTCTGTTGGCTGTGGTAGCTTCCACCGCCCTGCGCTTCTTGTCATTACTTTTTCTGTTTGGGTTAATAAACATAGAATCGCACTCTGTGCAAATTCTCCTGTGTCTACCTTTTCTTTTTAGTCCTTTAGAAAAACAACTAGGACACATGTCGTTTTTTCTACCTTCTTTAATTGGTGCATTCCAATCAATAAAACTAGTCATCGTCCTCTACTGCGGCTTTTGGTGGCATCAGCATAACACCGCCACTTGCCTCTACCTGCATCTTCTCTGTCTTCACTAGACCTACACGGTCAAGCAATTCTTTGGCGGCAGACATCTTGTCACGGATGCCAAGTTCAGTTGGGTCATACAGTGCGCCAGTCATAGCCATTGCAGCCTTCGGTGCATTACGTGCCATATACATTTGAGTGGCCTCAAGGATTTCTTCCTTCAAGCCTTTGACAATCTCTGTAGTTGTAGTGGCGTCAGAATACCCAGCCATCTTTTTAGCCGTGACCATATCGCCACCAGCTTCATCAAAAAGCACAGCCATGAACTTCTGCTGTTTCTCTGTTAATTGTCTACCCATTAAAATTCACCATTGTGCATTGCATTAGCAAGTTTAGTGGCACGTCCTTTGACTTGCGTTGCCCACCTGCTGTCAAGCATTTCTTTCGCTGCTGCTTCAAAATTGCTCTCATGAATGGCATTCCACATATTCTTGAATTTACACAGACGAGGTACGCCAAGATTAAATGCCATATCTACAAGAACAAGTTGACGTACAGCGTCTAGCTTCTCTACACAAGGATGCGCAGCAAGAAGTTCTTCTTCGACAATCTGTACGTCATTCTGTGCGAGGTACATAGCGTCAGCTTCCGTGATGCCGTCAGAATAAACGTGTTCAATAGTCGGATAATCCATCCAGTCCAGTTCATCCTGTGTGATACCCCGGTCATCTAGATTTCTACCAATGCCGATTGTGTTGATGCCAAGCGTGTCCTGATACACCTCAAGGCGCAGACCTTCATGACTAATCAACTTCTCAATCAGATTGTCTCTACGGTATTTCATTTCTCGTGTCCCATCCATACGGCAAATGCGCCAGTCATTGCACCAGTGACTACACTAACAAGAGCAGACTGCTGCGTCGTAGGGTCTGGCAAAGTCATAAACCACTCAACGACGCGCCAAGCGGATATTGACATCATAATCATCATCAGTCGTGGCAGTAGCTTCCAAGCTAGCACTCTTTCCATTACAAGTGTCATTATTTCTTACCAAAGAATTTTGTAGCTGAACGTACGCCAAAAGAAGCGGCAACGATGACTCCCAATGAATACTGATACCATTCAGGCATTGCATTGAGTTGTGCGAAGCCATTTGCAACTACCTCTTCCATGCCGGGAATGAATGCGAGGATAAGTGGAATGCTGAACAGGATAGTCAGCCATTCATCCTTCCACGAAGACTGACTACCTTTAGCCATCTCCAAGTCCCAATCAATTTCACCAGTAGCCTTCTTCTGCATTACGATAGCTTCGGCTTGCGCCTTTGCTACCTTAGTGGCTGACTGAGCCTTCTTCTCTTCGACCTTACCATCTAGCCATGTACCGGCAAGACTAGTTATCGGCCCTATCAATGCAGTCAACATTTTTAAGTTCCCATATCTTTTTCTTGAGTAGAAGTACGCGAGTGTCAGAGTCAGGCTCAATGTCCACTAAGCGTACTTCACGAGGGTCGTTATGAACCTCTGCGAAATCTTGCAGTCTTTTTTGCAATTGACTGAGGCTGTCGTACAAACTGCTGACCTTTCCGTGTGCCTTCTCTTTTAGCTTTAGTTGTAGCAGAATACTCAGCAGATGTCAAGGATTTAATTGCTTTCTCTGGAAGATAGCGTTCACCAGTCTGTGCTGATGGCTTACCAGACTTAGTGCGCCACTTCTGCTTTGTCCAGTCTTTGAGGCTTTGCTGGGGAGTACGAAGTGCCATTAAATTTTTCCCTGTGAATGTAGTGCTAGTATAACAAATGCAGCCAAGACTGTCAAGCCCACAATTAAAAGAAATGTTACAATAGCTATTTCAAAATACATCTTACGCTTACGAATGCGTTCTTCTTCTGCCTCACGCCTAGCCACACGTGCCTTTGCCTGAAACTTCTGCCAGTCGCTCCACAAACCCGGACGACCTAAATAGATCATCATCTGGCGAAGCTGCTCTTCCTGTTCACGTATCTGTTCAAGAGCCATGAACTCTTCTAGGTCATTGCCGCCACCCTTCTTCTGGGTTTTCTTTTGCAGGTCTTCTTTGGCACCTACAAAGCTGGCGATAGCACTACCGGCAGCAGCAATGTCTTTACCGTTCTGGACCGCCGTCTTGATTACGGCGAATGCGGCATTGGCTGCGGCCAGTTCGGCAAGCATCAGTACGTCTCCATATCTTTGTCTACTAGCTTGGGCAAGCAGTATGCTGTGATGTTCTCGCCCTGTTTATGAAGTTTCTGTGCATACCAAACACATTCATTCAAGTCACGGAAATACATATCCTTGCTGACCTGACGTTTGTCCTCTCCTGTACCAAGAAAGACTAACAGGAGAAAGACGTGTTTCATTTCATTTATCTACAGCCTTGTCATGTAAAACCCATTGCAAGCGCAGGACATCCTGCCGTAACTCTTCTATGTCTTTTGCAGTGGCATGTCCAACCATAACTTCCCGCATCTCAAGTTGCAACTCATTTACAGTTTTCATGTTCCATGCAGCAAGTGCCATAAGCAGTGCCATTAAGCCGCCGACAATTTGCTTTTCCATTATGACTTATAGCCGCCCCCTGCTGCCTTGTATTCACGTGCCAGCATCTGTGCCTTACGTGCTGACCACTGACCGGGCTTACCACCCTTACTGCCAGCTTTAATCTTTTCAAATAATCTTTTTCTCAGTGCTGGCTTAGTGTAGTTGCCAGCTTCATTAACTCTACTCTTGCTCTTCTTTTTAGACTTCGCCTGTTTGCTAGCTTTTCTAGCTGCCCCGCCTTTCGCAAGTTTTTGCTTTTTCGCCACGCCTTTGATTGTTCCTTTGTTGGCTGCTGCATAGAACACGTCCTCGCCTTTTTCTGCACCATACTGCTTTTTCATAGCAGTTTTAATCTTAGAACCTTTAGCTGTGAGGGGCATCTCTCCTTAACTCCTTTGAGGCATGTATGTTTCTTTAATATTTACAATCACGGTGACTGCGCTATTTGCACTAGCCAATCCACGCAGCTTATCCGCTTTGTACAGCCAGAACGGCTCACTGTTAATCTGCAGCATTGAATTGCCTAGCAACTCAACTGTCTCAGCAATTGTGTAATAGGTTGTGTTAGGGCTGCTATACCAGTCAAGGCTGAACGTCACAGCAGAAGAACTAGCATTGCTTACAAAGATACTGGTTACTTGCGCTTCGTAATTAGATGGAACAGTATAGATGTCCTGATTACCTGTGGTCAGTTCAAGACCAATGGTGCGGTTCTTTGTTTCCATCTTAGTTCTCTATGTAAATAATTTCAAACGCTGTTGAAATATCAAAGCTGACACTAGCAGAAGAGGATAATGCTCTTACTTCAATGTCTGATTTTTCTTCAATCTTTATAGGAACTGCAAATGTTTCTTCAACGTGCATACCTGTCGTTAAAGATTTAACATCTTTAGATTGAAAAACTTCTCCATAAGGTCTTACTGCTAATACTAATTTACAAACTGCAGGAGTATTAGAAGTAGTTCCATTAGATACGTCATATTGAAAAAGGTAAGCAGTATATCCTGCAGGAACTGTCCAAAGAGCCATCAGACTTTGATTTGCTCCTGTTACTCCATTTACAGAAGCATAAACATTAGCAGGAACACCTGTTGTAACTGTGCCTGTACCTGCATATATAACACCTGCATTTGAGCCACCACTTCCTGCAGACCTCACAATCATACGATTTATGCGTAAAAAAGACTGTGTAGTGTTTACCTCAGTCTGCCCATTTAAAGTAATTGTTTCATTTATTTCATTATAGTCAGTATCTAAACCAAATAACTCAACTGTTCTTGCACCTGTTCCTGCTGAAGAATCATCTGTAGATGAACTTGAAACTTTTAATACTGTAGCTGCAGTTAGATAGCTATAAAGCCCACCTTCTGCCCATATTGTTTCTAAAGTGTTTCCAACAGTCGTATTGTTACCAAACTTAAAGACATTTTTATGTCCATCAACAAGACCACGGGATACCTGCAGGTAGTATGGGTAATAACCAACACCACCACCCATGCCAATTAATTGTGGGTAGCTTGTAATGCTCATCAGTCATTCATGTCCAGCACCTTGCGGTGCAGTTTCCAGAACCAGTTGCCCACAGCGGTAAAGGGCTTGCCCATGTAGAGCAAACCCCAACCAAAGTATTTAACCGAAGTACGTTTTAGGTTTGTTAGCTTTGTTAACATTCTTCTTGTGCCTTCCGGGTCTACGAATGCGCTTCTTCTTCATGAAGCTGTTTGCATATTGCTTGGCCATTACGCTCTCGCATTCCTCTTGCCAGCGGTACGTGTACGTGCGTATGAGCGATTGCGTGTCTTGCTTTGCACAGTCAGATTGCTACGCTTGTTATCACGTGGGTTGCCATTCTTGTGTGCAACATCTTTGCCATCGCCTTTGCGCACTTTACCTGCCTTTTCCATCTTACGACGGGCAGCATTACGTGCATCCCTGCGCTTAATCTGCGCTGGCTTACCGTGGTAGTTATCATACTCCTTACGGTAATTCCGTTTGTAGTTCTTGCTGTTTGGCATTACTTTTTCTTAGCGTAGCCGCCGTATGCCATGTAACCCATCTTATTGCGCACTGCAGTTGGCAGCTTCGCAAGACCGGGATTGTTTGGTTTTTTCATCATACCGCCAGCGGCCATCTTCGTAGTAGATTTTTGTGTAGGCTTCATAGATGCCCCACAGTTAGCGTAGCCACCTTTAGCCATACGTGCCTTTGGCTTTGGCAGAGGACCAGTTTTTCTGCGTCCACCTGTTACTTCTGCAGGAGGAGGAGTAGGCTCACCCCTACGCTTCAGTTCACGCAGGGCAGCACGTACTTCATCTGCAGATGCTCCACTGCTTTTGTTCAGCATGGCTTTAAGTTGGGGTGTAGTGTAGCCTTCCATTATTTCTTTCCTTTTACCATTTAACTTTATGCGACCAGTATTTTGCTGACAGCTTACTGGTCGGTTTCCCTTGTGCGTCGTGTCTCGCATAATACGACTTCTTACGTGCCTTGTCCTTCGCTGTCTTAGGACTCTTGCCAGCACCTTTAACGCCCTGCTGACCGAAGCGTATAAACTTGTACGTGTCGCCTTCCTTTGCCATTACGGCATGAGACTTCTTAGGATGGCTAGGTGTCCTCTTCGGCTTGTTCACACCGGACAGACCCTCTGCCTTCATCTTGTTCTTTACTCTCTCAGGAATAGCCATTGCTAGACACTCTCTTGTTTGTCACATTTATACAGATACTGA